TTTGAATTCTATTAAACCTAAAATCAATCAAAATCGCATTAATGGAATGATTAACAGATTATCTTATGAAGAAAATTTTGATGATGTTGCATGGATGCTTGATGAACCGGTTGTGAACTTCAGTAATAACATTGTTGATAAATTCATCAAAGCTAATGCTGAATTTCAATATAAGGCAGGTTTGTCCGCAAAGATTATTAGAACATCCACTGGTAATTGTTGTGAATGGTGCGATGCAATAGCAGGAACTTACACTTATCCAAAAGTTCCGCAAGATTTGTATAGAAGGCATAAAAATTGTGATTGTGTGGTTGAATATTTCCCAACGAAAGGTTCAGAAAATTACGGGAAGCGCCAAAACAGTCACACAAAGAAATGGGAAAATCTTTAAAGGGGGAATTGAATGGCACGTACTAGAAAGAAATTTGGAAATCAACTTCCAACGCAAGCGGTTGTTCTTCCTTACGTTAAGAAGCGCTCATTATTCAAAGAAGCAATAGAAATTTATGAGAAAACCGGCCTTTCTAGTTATACATGGCAGCAGAAATTACTTGAATCAATTATGGCTACTGATAAGAAAGGGCTATGGGTTCATCAGAAATTTGGTTATTCTATTCCACGACGGAACGGAAAATCAGAAATTTTATATATGTTGGAATTGTGGGGCCTTGAAAAAGGTTTGAACATGTTGCACACTGCACATTTGATTAGTACATCTCATTCATCTTTTGAAAAAGTGAAACGCTACTTAGAAAAGATGGGATATGTTGATAAACAAGATTTCAATTCAATACGTGCTAAAGGTCAAGAACGAATTGAATTGTATAAATCCGGTGGAGTGCTGCAATTTAGAACAAGGACTAAATCCGGTGGTTTGGGTGAAGGATTTGATTTAATGATTATCGATGAAGCCCAAGAATATACAACGGAACAAGAATCCGCATTGAAATACACGGTTACAGATAGCAGTAATCCATTAACTGTAATGTGTGGAACACCACCAACACCGGTATCAAGCGGAACAGTATTCACTAAATATCGTGATAAGTGCTTATTTGGTGAATTGAAATATTCCGGATGGGCGGAATGGTCTGTTGATAGTGAAAAAGAAATTAGGGATGTGGATGCATGGTATCATTCCAACCCGTCAATGGGCTACCATTTGGATGAACGTAAGATTGAAGCTGAATTGGGGCCGGATAAACTAGACTATAACATTCAACGTTTAGGATATTGGCCGGTATATAATCAAAAATCCGCTATTTCTGAAACGGATTGGAACGAACTTAAAGTTGACGAAATACCAGTATTTAAAGGCCCGTTATTTGTGGGTATTAAATACGGTCAAGATGGAACCAATGTTTCACTTAGCGTAGCGGTTAATACAGATAATGGGGATATCTTTACCGAAGTTGTAGATTGTCAATCAGTCCGGAATGGAAATGGATGGATTGTTAAATTCTTGAAAAATACCAAGGTTGCACAAATTGTTATTGATGGCGCATCTGGGCAAAAAGTACTTTATGATGAATTAAGAGATTTCAAAATTAAAAACGTGGTACTTCCAACGGTTAAAGAAGTGATTGTTGCAAATGCATTGTGGGAACAAGGGATTTACCAAAAAACAATCTGCCATGCAGGCCAACCATCACTTACTAAGATTGTAACTAACTGTGATAAGCGGAATATCGGTTCAAATGGTGGCTTTGGCTACCGTTCGCACTTTGATGATGTAGATATTTGCTTAATGGATAGGACTTTGCTGGCGCATTGGGCTTGCGCAACTACTAAGCCTAAGAAAAAACAAAAGATTAGTTATTAAACTAAAAGTCACTATTTAAATAGTGGCTTTTTTTAATAAAAAAATTACTGTACGCGCAGGAAAACGCGGGAAAGGGGACATTTATATGTCATTTAAAACAATTGAAACGCAGGAAGAATTAGATCGAATTATTGGTGAACGTATCAAGCGTGAGCGTGAGAAATACGCCGATTATGAGAGTTTATCGGAACGTGTGAAGAAATTGGAAAAAGAAAAAGCTGATTTGCTTAATGCAATTGATGGTAATAGCCAATTATTACAAGAAAAAGATGGAGTTATTAGCGCTAAAGACTCTGAATTGGCTGAATTACAAAAAATCAATGATAGTTTTAAGAAAACTCAGCTTAGAACACAAGTTGCAGTGCGCAACGGAATTCCATACGACTTGGCCGAACGACTTCAAGGTGACGATGAAGAAAGCTTGCAAGCAGACGCAGAAAGATTATCTGCACTTATCAAACCAAAAACAATCGTTGCACCTATGAAAGATACGGAACCAGTTGTTGGAGATGAGCGCACCGCATCCATGAAACAAATGTTAAAAGATTTAAGTTTAAATTAAAGAAAGAAGGATAAATATATGACAGACACAAACACATTACAAGCAGGAACATTATTTTCACCAGAATTAGTAAATGAATTGTTTTCAAAAGTAAAAGGGAAATCAGTATTAGCTAAAGTATCTAATCAAGATCCTATTCCACAAGAAGGATTAGAATACTTTGTGTTCGATATGGAAGGAAACGCGCAAATTATTGGTGAAGGCGAACAAGTCAAAGATGGTAAAGCAACTGCAAAACCTAAAGTTGTTAAACCTTATGAAATTGTGTATCAATCACGCGTTTCAGATAAATTCTTAAAAATGAGTGAGAAAAAGAAAATTAACTTGTTAGAAAAATACAACGAAGGATTTTCTAGAAAAGTTGCGGAAGCAATGGACATTGCTGCTATTCATGGTTTAGAGCCAAAATCTATGAGTGATGCATCTTTCCGAGCAACGAACTCATTTGATGGAGTTGTATCTTCAAACGTTGTGGATTACGAAAAGGCTAAAATTGAAGAAAATATTAATACTGCAATTCGAGCGTTGAAAACACTTGGTGGACAAGCAAACGGTATTCTATTTTCTAATCAAGCTTCAGAAGCTATGTCAGAAGTAAAAGAAAATAATGTTGTTAAGTATCCTCAATTCCAATTTGGACAAACTCCGGAAGTGTTTGCTGGAATGAAATCTGATGAAACCAAAAATATGGTTGTAACTAGTGGCACCAACACTGCTGAGAAAGACCATGTTATTGTAGGGGATTTCGAAAATAGCTTTAAATGGGGTTATTCTGATCAAGTAAAATTAGAAGTTATTATTTACGGTGACCCAGACCAAACTGGACGTGATTTAAAAGCTTACAATGAAGTTTGCTTACGTGCAACAGCGCACATTGGATGGGGAATCCTAGATGAAAAAGCATTTGCACGCGTAAAAGAAGCGTAGGGCTTTTATCATGAAGTATAGAGAAAAAAATACCGGTGCCATTGTTGAAACTGATAGCGTGCTATCCGGTTCATGGGAACCAGTAGAAGAAAAAAAGAAAAATACTAAGACCACTAAAACCACAAATAAAAACGTAAAGGATGATGAATAGTGAAGTCATTTGCTACTATCGATGACTTGCAAAAACTGTGGAGAAATTTACAACCAACTGAAACGGAACGTGCAAAGGCTTTACTTGATGTTGTATCAGATATGCTTCGTGAAGAAGCATATCGATACAATAAAGACTTGGATAAAATGGTTCAAGAAAGAGAAAGTTTTGGAAATGTGGTTAAATCCGTTGTAATCGATGTTGTAGCAAGAACGTTGATGACATCCACTGAACAAGAACCAATGACACAATTTAGTGAAAGTGCGTTGGGGTATTCTGTCAGTGGTTCATTTTTAGTTCCGGGCGGGGGTATCTTCATTAAAAATTCTGAAATCAAACGTTTGGGCTTGAATAAGCAACGAATTGGAGTGATTGAACCTTATGGAAATTAAAGGAATTACAGTTATTTTAATTGATAAAGTTAAAACCGGTACTGATCCATTTGATGCTCCAATTTATGAAGATAAAGAAATTCCGATTGAAAATGTTTTGGTAAGTCCTACATCTTCAGACGATGTAATAAACCAAGTACAATTATACGGAAAGAAATCTACATACACGCTTGGAATTCCAAAAGGAGATGAGCATGATTGAGAAGATAAGGAAGTACATTTTTGGGGTAAGAAGTACAGAACATTTGGCCCAATTATAGAAGGTATTGAATCAATGGTTCCTTCCAAGTGGCATAAGAAAGTGATGGTGGAACGTTATGAGTAAGTTTAAATTTAAACTTAACCGTCAAGGTGTTAGAGATTTTTTGCGTTCAGAAGCTATGCAACAAATATTATTGCAACGTGCTACAGAAATTCAAAAAAGGGCCGGTGATGGATACGAAGTATCAACATTTGCCGGTACAAACCGCGCCAATGCAACTGTTAAAGCCACAACTGTTAAAGCTAAGAAAGATAATAAAAAGAATAATACGTTGCTAAAGGCGGTGAGATGATGATAATTGAAACAGTTCGTAATTTTCTATTAAATGAATTAAAATGTCCGGTAGTCATGGAGCAACAACCAAAAATGCCTGATAAATTTGTTTTGATTGAACAATCCGGAAGCGGAAAACATAATCATCTCATTTCTACCACAATCATTTTCCAAAGCTATGATAAGACTTTATATAAAACAGCAGTTTTAAATGAAGATGTGAAAAACGCAGTTGAAAAGTTAATCGAATTAGATGATGTTGTGAGTGTATCGCTGAATAGCGATTATATATTCACTGACACAGAAAACAAAAGATATCGATATCAAGCGGTATTTGATATCAAACATTATTAGTTATGAAAGGGAGAATATAAATGGCATATACAAAAAACGATGCTAAAAATGTAACTTCTGCAAAACCTAAAGTAGGTGGAGCGGTGTTTACGGCACCACTAGGAACGCCAGTACCTAAAGATGCAACATCAGAATTAAATGAAGCTTTTAAAAATTTAGGTTTTGTTTCAGAAGAAGGTTTAAAAAATAATTATACTGCATCTACCAAAGATACAAAAGCTTGGGGTGGTGCAACTGTTAATACTACACAAACAGAAAAAACAGATAAATTCCAACTAGAATTCATTGAATCAATGAATGTTAACACTTTAAAATTTGTGTACGGTGAAGATAACGTAACTGGCACTTTAGAAACTGGAATTGCAATCAAAGCTGGCGCTGAAGAAG